CAACTACTCCTGATGAAGGAAGTGTTAAAGATGTAAATGCCCCTGTAGTATCTCTAATAACATATCCATTATTAGCTGCAAGTGTTACTACAGGACTAGGTCCTGTTATGGTACTCCAAGTTAAACCACCACCACTACTAGGTGTTTGCCATTGAGCTTCTCCATTTCCAGTTATACATGTTAAAACTTTACCTACTCCTTCAGTACCATCCTGTAATCGTAAAGCATATTTACTTAATGAAGTACCTCCTACTATAAATGTACCACCAACACCAACTGCAGGAGCATTTGCTGTAACTACAGCCAAAAGTCCAGTATTTGTTAAACTTGAATTATTAACACTTATTTCTAAACCTCTGTTTTCTTGAGTATTAGTACCAGTATTAGTAATATAAGCTCCATTTGTTATACTAGTTGCATTTAATAATTGGTCTATTCTAACAGTTGTATTTTTTGAGGCATTGCTAACATACAAAAGTGCATTAGCAGAAGGGGCTGCTCCAATTCCAACTGATACACCATCATCTCTAGTAACACCTATTCCAAGTGTAGTTCCATTTGGAGTCCAACGTGCAAGATAATTAAGTGTTCCAGAACCTGTAACTCCACCACTTGATATAACAGATAAAGGATTTGCAAAAGTACCATCACCTGAAAGTGTACCATCTACAAATATTCCTGTAAAACTAATTATTGGATTAAGTGGATCTGCATTATTTACATATACACCACCTGCACCATTATCAGTAACTGATTGTATACAGTTTAAAGAATTTGTACAAAAAAATAATACAATACTTTCTAATGCCTCAGCAATTGAAGAATCTTGTGCAACAACAATATTTGATCCACAAGTAATATTTTTTAGTGTATACATTACACATTGTGCATCAAAAAATTCTGCACACGGTTGTGGATTAGGACAATCTACTGGAGTTGGGCAAGGAGGTAAAGAAGGGTAAGCATCATCACATCCGCATTTTATACATGTATTCATAATATTTTTATTTATTTAACTTTTTGTATTGACATTCTTGCAACATCACCGGGAGTTGATGCATATACTGCATTTGAATTATTAAGTACTCTAAGACATAATTGATCACCTGCTGTTATAGGTCTTCCTAATACAGTTCCAGTTACATCAACATATTGTAATGCATTTGTTATTCCACAAGTAGCAGCTATATAATAACTTGTTCCTGAAGTAATAGTAATACCAGCACTAATACTTCCAGAAGTATAATTATCTTTTAAATGTACCCAAAAACATAAATTATATATTCCTGTTGAAGGACAAGTCCAAAAACCTGTTAAAGGATTATATGCAGCAACATCATCATATTCTATATTAGTAAGTTTTACTAATACACCATTAGATAAATCTACTAAATTTGATGGTGCTACTATTGGTAAAGCTGGAGGAGTTACCCATGCAGACATTGCAGGTGGTACTATTACATCTGCTGTTAATGTATATGTTGGTCCAACACCTACTGATAAATTTACTGTTGCTGTATCTGCAATTGATTGAGCTTGAGGAATTACATCTGCACTAACTATATAAGCTGGTCCTCCTGTTACATTCATAGTAATTGTAGGAGTATTTAAACCAGTAAGAGTTGTATGTCCATTTCTTAAATCTTCAATACATGCCCAAATATTATTAATGGTATCACATATTTGTACTGCCGGTGTTACCCATAATCCTGCATATTGTGCAGACATTTGTGCAAGAGGATTTGCTATAGAAAGATCAGTAGATGCAACAGTTTGATTTGTAATTGCAGTTGCTAAGCATCCAGCATCTCCTGTTGTACTAACATAAGTACACCATACATCATTTATAAATGATTGTAGTATAAGATCAATTGCTTGTGTACTACCACTAAGTAATGTAGATATATCACAACCTAATGTAAACTCAGGTGTAGTATATGATGGAGGTACTGTATTTTCTAAAGTAGTTACTCTTATATCTAAATCACCAATTGCTACATCTTGTAATGCATTAACATCAATAATTGCACATATTTTTTCACCAATAGCAAGTACGTACTCAGTTAGATTCATTGTAGTTATAGTACCATTTATAAAACATGGTGCTACTGTTACAATACAATCTGTTGGACATCCATTTGAAGGAGGTACATCAGGTACTAATGGAATGTTTTCAAGTTCACATATTTTAACTATTAAGAAATTAATCAAATCAGTAAAAGTACTTGGTGCACAATTTACTAAATTAAAGCAATCAAGATCATAAGAATTAATATCTAATATATCTAGAATTGCACATAACTCAGTTGCAAGTTTCTCAACTACATCTGTAATAGAATCTCCTCTACATAAGTTTATACACTTTAAATCCGGACCTGCCCAAATTACACAATTTGAAGAAGTTGGACTACACGGTGAATTGTCAAAATTTAATGGTTTCATATCTTTAGTATCTATTTATAATATAACAATTTTAATTAAGAATTGCAACCACAACCACAATTTATAGTTTGTTGACAACTGTGAGTAATAGGAGTATTGCAACCACATCCACAACCTGTATCATGTGAACAACAATCTTGAAAAGGAGTACATACATAATCAGGATTCATAATTGCTTGTAACTCTAATAATTGAAATTTAATATCAAGTCTATACAAGTCATCTTCTGGACAACATGGAGCAATACCATATCTTTGTGCTATAACGTCTTTATATAGGACCTGAGAGTATGAGCAAGCTATTCTTTCATAATATTCAGTTGAACATGCTGGAGAATTATATCCTGGTCTTATACTTTTAAAAGGAACATCTGATGGACATGCATTATCTACACATGGACCATTATCAGTATATATTTCAGGAAGATCCCATTCTTGAGGATAAATCCATCTTAATACACAAAACTTTACACTAGTTGCTCCTGCTGCTAATGTAATTGATTTAATTGCATTATCACAATCTTCAAATGAGAAAACTGCAGTAGCAGTACTGTTATTAGTTATTGTACTACAGAAACATACTGTATTAGTTAAACATACTTCACATGATTCATATACTGCCTCTACTATAACTAAATCATCTGATGTATCTATATCAGTTTCTTCAACATAGTAACATGACTCAGGACAAAATTTAAGTTTAATAATAGATGTTAAGTATGCAGATAAATCAGTAGTAGTATATACTGTTGGAGCTATACCTGCACAATCTATTACTGCATATCTTGTTGCTGCACATTCTTGACATGTATCATAAGCATTTGTAACTACTACTATTACTGGAGAAGGTACTTCACCATTATATATACTTACATAAAAGCATCCTTCATATTCATCAAGAGTTACTATTCTATTTAAATATGCAGATAAATCTTCTGATGTATATAATACAAAACTATCTGCTGGGTCACATGATTCTAATTTATAATTAATTACAGGAAGACATTCAGTACAATCTGTAAATGTAATAAGTACTGTTACAGGAATAGGAGATATACATAATCGTGCAATTGTTATTTCCCAACATCCTGGAAATTCAGCAAGTGTAACAATTTGACCAAGTGAATATGGAAATGCTAATTCTTGTGAATTAGATTGTATAACTTCATCTGTTTCACAATTAGTTAATTCATAACATACATCTTGACATTCATATATTTTACTATTAGGAAGAAGCACACATGGTAAACCCATAGTAATATTAATATCAGTGCCTACAGCATCTGGATATGAACGTGAACATATTCTTGTTGGAGTTGTTTCATTTATAAGATTATTAATAGAATCTATATAAGTTACATTACCTATACCAGTAATTGTATAACATTTAGTTACACAAGGTACACATTGTTCTTCACTATATACTACAGGAATTAATGGTAATACTATACTAGTTACTATTGTTACATACCAACAATTAATTGGATCTAAAGCAGTAGGCATTAATTTATTAACATATGCACTACACAAAGGACAATTAGCAGTATCTGTATATATTACTTCATCATTAAAACAATTATATAACTTATAATATGTTTGCATCTTAATTATTTTTTTGGTTGTGATTGTTTAAGTTTTATTTCATAAGCTGAAATACAATGTGTACATACCTGTGCTTTATTTGATGCAACTCTTTTTTGACATCCACATGATAAATTTTTACTGCAGTTTGAGCATCTAGCCATAATCTTTGGTTTTTTAATGGTTTAACAATTTTTACACTCTATTTTACGCATTATCTTTAATGCATAATTATATAAAGTCATTCCGTGAGTTGGTTCATGACAGAATTCTACTTTTGCTTTTGCAGCATCCAAGTACATCTTAGCCATCTTCAATATCTCTAATTTCTTTTGAATACTTGCAGGTGGTTCACACGCAGCAAGATCTAATTTACATAAAATATTATTATAAATATTTAATGCTCTTGTAATTCTTAAATGATTATATATTACAAATACTGTATCATTAGGTGACACGCTATATTTAATAACATATATACCATCTGGTAAATCACTAAATACTGTACCACCACATCCTTGAGTTTGTAATTGTAAATCACATGCTGTAAGAATTGTGTTTGCACCTTGCACTGTTGTAAGTTGAGTTGAATAATTAAATCCAGGTACAGTTACATTTAATGTAGGACATGATACGGGCATCAATGGTGAATAAATACTTGTATCTAATATTGATATAATACAAGTATTCATTACAGTTGGTACTTCTAAACTTAATAAATGATGTGCCATAATAATTTATAAAAAAAGGGAGGGAAAATAAATTCACCTCCCTTTGTTAGTAATATAATTTGAATTCTACTTATGAAAGTGGAATAAGTGGAGTACAAGCTGTAATTGCACTAATCACTTCAAGTTCAACACAGTTACCACATGCAGCAATCCAGTTTGTAACAAAAGATTCAAATACAGCAAGAGGAGCATCAGTAATAATCTCTAATAAATATTGATCATTATCAAATGTACCAGTTGGGTTATTGAAACGTGGAACTGAATGTTGCAAGTAATATCTTGTATAGAATGAAGTTCTGTTAATAGTATTCAAGATTTGATCACCTTGAGTAATCTCTCTTATTCTAAGATCAGTAGCAAAGAAGTTTTGTCTGTATCTTTCTGATAAGATTACATCTCTAGCAACTGATTCACCAAGACCCATTGCTTGTAAACCTGTACACTCAGTAACAACACATAATCCTTCAAACTCACATGGATTACCTGCGTAATCTACTAAAGAAGCATATAACTTAACTGGTTCTTTTTCAAAGAAATCAGAAGTTTGGAATGTACAGTCACTAAAAGTAGTTCCAACATAAGCACCATATAAAGTAATACCTGCATATTCACCTGGAGTGTGTCCTGGAGATACATAGTTATCCCAAGTACCACCAATTGTATAACCAACTGGAGGAACAATAAGAGATGTATCAGTTCCTGGAGCATACCATAAAGAGTTATTTTCAGCAGTAACTACTGGTAAAACAAATGGAGAGATCACAGTTAAAGCTGAAGTACCAATTGTGTTAGGTAAAATTTCACCAACAATTGCTTGAGCCCATTGGATCATAACTAAAGTACCATCAACTGGAGTTGGAGCAAGTGCTCCTACAGGACAACATCCTGTGTAAGCTTCAACAGTTAAGTATGCATTGTGATTTAAGAATCTTAATGCAGGAGAACCTTTAACATCAATACGTAAAGAATAAGTTTCATCACATAAAAATTCTTTTTCACAAGAACCACCAGTTGCATCAGTAAAAGGTGTAAAACCAATATTGATAACATTTTGTTGAGCTGGATTTGGATCTACTCTGTAAAATCTATTGATGTACTTAGGGTTGATGATTTTAGATTTATTAGATTCTAAATATCCACCGTGAGAACCAATCTTGTCTTGAGAATACAAAGATCCTGAAGCAAGAATTAATGGGCAACACCCTGTTGGAGGTGTAGTAACATCAACAAGATCCCAAGTTTTTGGATCAACAAATGCAAATAAACCTGTAGGAAGAATGTTACCAGGTGTTCCTAATTGTCCTAGACTAAGGTCAGTAAAACCTTGTGTTCCAACAAAAGCCTTTTGAAAGGCATGATTAAAATAAGCCATAACTTTTTAATTTTAATTAATAAATATATATATAATATAATAAAATAATTTCTATTTACAAAATTATTTCAAGAATAATAATTTATACTTGCCTGAGTTAAGAGTATCTTTAACTGTATCAAGTGAATTAACAATTTCAGAGTAAGGCATTTTAGCTTGTAATCCTGTTACCATAGATGTAATATCTCTGATATATGCTAAAGCATCTGCAACTGTAGCTAATTTTCTTGGTGCTGCTTCTGAACATTCTAAAATCTTTTCTGCTGCTCCTTGATATCCTTCTGCAAGTGAATCAGCATGATCTGGTAAAGCATCATATAATTCATTTAAAGCTTTGTGTGCAGCATACGCTCCTGAACCTTGAACTTTTAAATGTAGTTTATGAAATGATGTTGCTGCATTCATTAATTCTGTAACACATGCAGCCGTAGCTGAATCAATTGATCCTGATGCTGGAGCTGAATAACTTGCATATAAAGTTGAGGACTCTCTCTTTAGTAATTTGGGTTTTTCCATTATTATAAATATTAATTGTTTCTTTCTGCTGTTTCTGTTCCTCTAGAGAATTGATTACCTGATTCAATATCACCAGCAAGTATACTAACTGCTTCATCAATTAGTAATTCAACTATATCATCTTTAAATTCACATTCTGTATTTGTAGTACTTTCTACACTAGTATAAGGATCTACACATCCATTTATCTCAATTTTTATTGGTTGTCTATAATATGTAAGACTACCAGAACTAATATCAAAATCATTATTTGTATACACATTGACTCTATTATTTTTTAAAGTTGCAAATGTTTCAGCCCACTCAAAACTAGGTCTCTTAGCATTATCAAATAATAATTGATTTAAGTTACCTTCTTCTGCAAGATACACTGACATTCTTCTGTCATCACAACATCCTTTTTTAGCTTGAATATCTACACGTTTCCATTGTAAATAATCAGGAGGTAAATCAGAATAAGAAGATATATCAGATTTAACAAATGGTACATTAATAGTATCTAGTAGTATTTGTAAATCATCTATTCTTCTAGTAGACTGCTCATCACCTTCTTTCACAATATTGATACCATGAAGTTGTCTTCTGATCCATTCAACCTGGGCCTTATTAAAAGACTCAACTACTTGCCAACATTCAATGTTGTCATAGTCCTGGCTGTCCAATTTGTTAAGACGTTGTTTTACTTTTATAACTATAGTACTATTAAGCATCTGTTATTTCTTTTTAGGTAAAGATTTTACAACCATAGCATTTCTAGCTTCATTAGCTTTTCTAAATGTAGTTAAGGGATGTTCTTTAGTTATTGTTTTCTTAGCCATAATATTATTTTTTAGTATATGTACTTAATACATTCATTTGTTCTTGAGCAAGTTTTTTAACATCTGCCATCATCTTTGTATTCTTTCTAATCTCATCTGCTCTCTTTAATGTACTTAGAGCAGATTCAACTTCCCATTTTCTCATTTCTGCTTTTGGTGCAGCAGATATAGAAATACCTACTGAAGCTTTCTTCACAGGTGTTTTTGTAGTTGTTGGTTTTTTAATTGCCATAATATTTAATTTAACAGTTCCATTTTCTCAAAGCAAGAGTTTTTCTTGTTGGTTCTCCATTTGGTTTTTTAGCAGGACCTGGCATCCCTGACATTCTAGCACAAAAACTTTTTCTTCTTTTAGCATCTTTGCTATCAGGATCAAGTTTAGAAGGTTTAGTAGTAACAGCCATCTTAAGTTTGCTTCCAGGATTAGCAGCTCTATAACTTGCTACTCCTTTAGCATTTAAACCACCTGTTTTATTTTTACCTTCAGATCTTGTCCATGCAGCTGTAGTTCCTCCAGTTTTCATTTTATGTGCACTATCTTTCATAATAGTACCATCAGGCATTTTATGATAACCTTTTTTTATTTTATCATTATTTTTATGCCAATCTTTTTCAGCTTTAACACCTTGAGCAACAGTTTTAGCATTAGATGTTCTAGTTAAGCTAATAGTATCATATGAACCTTTATTTTTATTTGTATGTTTCACCATGATATCACCAATTTTACCTTCACCTCTTTTAGTAGTCTTTTTATAAACTACATGTTTTTCAGTACCTGTAGTAAGTTTAACTTTAGCTGCCATAACTATTTCTTTTTAGTTGTTGCTTTAATCTTTTTTTCTTGTTTAAGCATTTGTGCAGTAGGTTTTTTACCAGAACCTTTTGCAGCCCTAATATTATCCCAAAGACCTTTTTGAGATACACTACCATCTTTACGCTTTAACATTTCCTTTGCCATCTTATTTTACTTTTTTAAGTCTAGGATTTTTTGCTTTAGCTTTAGCACTAGCTTTTCTAGCTGATGAAGCTAATATAGCTCCAGCAACTTCTTTACTAATTCCTTGTTTAGCAGCAATACTAGATTGTACAGCTTTAAAACCTGGATGAGCAGTACCTCCTTTGGCCATTTTTTTATTTTTCATTTTTGCACCAGAAATTCTATCAGCAGCAGTTGGTTTAGGATTATTATCTATACCAGCTATAATAGATAAAATACCAAATGGACTAGTTCCACCAGATTTCATCATAGGTTTTCTTTCAGGAGCACATGCACCAGAAGCTGTTCTTACTTTAGTATTTTTGCAAGATGTTTTAACTGCTCTATTAGTAGTTGCCATGACTATTTCTTTTTAGATTTAACTACTCCACCTTTTTTCTTTGTTGGTACAGATTTTATTTTACTAGTTGAACTATTTACAGTATCTTTAAAATGTTGATCTGATGCTGATTTAAGATCTTTAGATGTTTTTTCCCGTGCTATTTTATATTGTGTATCCATTAATTTCTTTTCATCATAATACTTCATTACTGATGAATCTCTTGGTTGACCAGTTGATGTCCCAAGTTGAGCTTTAGGTAAAGATTTTGCTGCACCACCAACTTTTTTATAACCCATTTTATTTCTTACTACAGTTGGAAGTTTAGATAAACCAACTTTAGTAACTGGCACTGTTTTTAAACTTCCACCTTTTTTCATAGTAGCAATACCAGAATCATTTGGACCTGTTGGACCAGTTTGTGCAATACCGTAAATACCCATCTTTTGATTAGTATCACCTTTAGTTTCTTTTACAACTCCAGCTCCTGGTTTACTGATACTAACACTTTTAGTTGTTCCGCCTTTTGCCATTTTTTTAGTGCCTCCACATTTAGCACATCCCATCTTTGCCATAATAATTTATTTTAATATTATTAACACTTTTTACCTTTAGTACCTCCCATTTTCATTTTAGGAGATGGCTGTGGTTTATTTACTTTACCTGGAGTTTTTCCACCTGGAGTTTTTAATGCATACACTGGAGAATTGGTTCCACCTACTCTACCTGTTGCTCTTTGTTGTACATTTACTTTTGCGTTAGCCATGATATATAGTTTAAAAAAGCATACCAGCATTACTGGTATACTCTAGAGTTATTTACATATTCCACAGTTTTTCAACTTGTGCATTTAAATCCTTTAGTACATCCTCATTTAAAGGATTTTTTAAGAACTCAGTTACATCTGAAACATTTCTACCAAGTAAGCTATTTGACTTAGTATGATATATATGTCCATCTGACTTATTAATAATATACTTAAAAAATATGGAATCTTTAACAATTGCTTTAATTTTTAATGTTTCCATATCTAAAGCAGCAGCTTCTAAGAACCCTTTTGCAGCTCTTTCTTTGTTTCCTTCTGTACCTTCACCATTAATATGTCTATCCATGTTGTCATAGATTACATCATTAGGTGTATGTTTTTTATACTGTATACTTGCAGTATCAACAGATTTAGCAATGTAGAATAATTTAGTACTATTTTTATCAAATAGTTTTTGTAATTCAGCAAGTGCTTTATTTTTAAGTTTTTTGTATTCAGTTTTAATTCCACTTGTTTCTGTAACTTTATCTAAATAAAATTTTGGTGGAACTGCTTTTGATCTAGCATCATCATAACTTCTTGATATAAGAGAGAATCCTCCAGCTTCAACAGCATATAGTTTAATTCTATCATATGGATTAGCAGGATCTAGGTATACTGGATCATTACCACATGACATATTTATTTTATTCCAGAAATCTTTATTACTTGGATTAAGTAACTTGATATCATTCCAGAATGTTGGGCTATCAATATCTACTACATTAGCTGCTAATTCTTTTTCTAATTCAGCTACTGCAATTCTGATCTCTCTAACTTTTGCAATTCTTTCATCTGCTGGTAATAATTTAATCTCAGGAGCAAATTCATTTAATCCTGTTACATATCTTACTACTCCATTTTGTTCTAAGCAAGCTAGTTGCTCATAATGTTTAACACCATCAAATAATGATTGGCCATAATGTTCTAATCCCATGTTTGACATTGAGTTGTCAAAATAAGGTTTAACAGAGATCTTATTACTCTTGTTAACGTTTAATACTTCTACGTGTGTAAAATCCATTTTGTGTTGGTTTTAAAATGTTTATAATTGTAAATATAATAAAAAAGGAGGAGTTAAATCCCCTCCCTTTTTATTTTCTAGTTTGACATATTAGAATGATCCACCTGTGATTGGATTTCTCATAACAATTTTCAATACTTTAGTTGGATCTTTAACCCAAATAGCTGGCATTGTTTGAGACATCATTACACGGTATCCGTTGAATTGTCCAGAAGACTGGAATCCTTGTGATCTACCCATATAATCCATTGTACCATTTTGATACCACCATTTCAATTGATTATCCCAAGATAATTTCAACATGTAAATGTTGTCATTAGTGTTATCTGTGATATCAAAAATAATGAATGAATAAGAAGATAATGGGAAACCATCAATAATAGGATTCTCAATATCATTAGTGTGAACATTATCAAATGCAGGATTAAGTACAAATTTCACATTAGCCAAGAATGGTATAACGTAAGAAGTGTAAGCAAATCCAAAGTTTAAGTCCATACCTTTACCAGTGATAGCACCAATATCAGCAGCTTGAATCAATAAACCTGAAGAAATAGCTTCTTGTTTAATTGCTTCATTAACCATACGCATACCACCCATACCTGTTTGAACAACAAGTTGACGTTTAGGATCTGGTCCTTGGAATTCAACTTTACCATTAAAGAAGTTATATAACTCACCTCTGAATAAATCCAAGTTAAAGTTATTTTTGTTATAAATTCTTTTAAAAGAGTTGTCTAATTGTTTCCACAAACCTACAGATAATCTTACATCATCAGGTCCATCTTGACGTACTCTACCCCCGTGTCCCCACATAAGGTAAGTCTCAATATCAGAAGCAATTTTAGTTAAGTGAGCAGCTTCCATGTTTGTCAAGAAAGTTCTTGATAAATCACCATTGTCAAATGCTTTTTTAACTGAGTCTTTACCCATTACTTTAACCATGTCATCCAAAGATGAAATAGATGGATCTAAACCTTTTAAGTGAGATCTCCAGATTTCAGTTACAGGAACTGTACCATCTGCATTCATTCCACCTTTGATCATTAAATCTGCTCTAGAAGAGATAGAGTAATGAACGTGAGCTTCAGCACCACCAACAAAGTTATAGTACTCACGGAATCCTGTGTTAGTTTGGATGTCTGAGAATCTCTCACCATACTCACCTCTAGCAGAACCTTTACGGAATACTTTAGTACCATTAGCTAAATAAGCATTATCAAGATACTTGTAGTTATCATTGTTAACTAACTGTACAGTGTAGATAAAACCATCACCAATTGGTAAAATGTCATCAGCAGTAATGTACATCTCACAACCATTGTATTTGTCATAAGTGATGATATCACCATGTCCAAATTCACGCTTGTTTAACTTGATTTTGAAAGTAGTACCTTCAATACCTTTTGCTGCATTTGCTGGCTCAATATCTTCAACTATGTAAGGAAGATCAATTGATAGTGGAGTTTGCCATTTATACTCACCACGTGCGTTATCTACATTGATAACATTTTTTCCACCAAAAGAAGACAACTGGTATAAAGGCATTTCAACTTTTTGAGCCATAGCCCATAAGTCTACTGGACCTAAATCCATTGGTTCTGCATCTTTTAGCATGTTCTGTAAATGGTAAGAATCTACATGTGAACTAGCATTGTATGCCGTATCACGCAAGAAAATCCCATTATTTAATACTGGAGTTGCCATTTGTATTTATTTATTTGTTTATTTATAATACTTTTTTAAAATCTTTTAAACATATTGTTGCCACCTGTTCTTGAGACTGTACTGTTTGATCCTGTTTTTCTAGTCTGTGCTCTTTCCTCATGTGGAATAGATGAAGCAATTTTTTTACCTTCTTCAGTCTTTAACATTCTTACAGTTTTTTCAGTAGCAATTTTAGTACCTTGATCTTTAATCTTATTTTTATACCCTTCTGGATCTGCTAATAGCCAAAGAGCTTCAGCAATAAGATCATGTCTTGGTTCTACAAACTGATACTTCTCTAATAAGTGCCCAAGTAAGTTAGTAGGTTTACCTGATATAGAAGGATAAGCTGGTTGAACTAATCCACTGTATAACATGTTTTGTACTTTCTTATCTAGTTTAACACCATCTAATTCACCTACTGATAATACATTATATACATTATCTGTATATTGTTTAGCAGCTTGTACTTGTTGTTCCTTTTTATTTTCCTGTTCTGCAAGTTTTCTAGATACTATCTCTTCTTGCATTCTGTCTAACTTAGGTTTAAACTGTCTAGCTTTTTGTCCTAACTTATCTACATCTGCCCAGTCTTCAATTTCTGACTCTATTTCTTCTGGTGTACCAAAATTAGTAGCCCAAAGATATTGTCTTGCAATTTCTGCTTGATGATTCTCATCATCTGGATTAAGTTCAAATACTTCTTCTACTTGAGCAAGAGTTCTGAATAAACCCTTAAGATCTTGTCCACCATCTGCTACATACTTAGCTGCAGTTTTCAATTCATCAGGTAATGCATTAAAGAAATCTTTAGGAGCTGCCTCTTTAATCTTTCTTTCTTTCTCTTGAAAGTTGGCTTCAAATAACTCTCTAAAGTCTTTAGTAGTATATTCTTCTAAATCTTTATCATCATCAAATCCAAATAGAGTACCCTCTTCTATCATCTTAGCTGCTAACTCATGAAGACCTGACTTATCTATCTTTGGTCTTCCTTTGTTACCTGCATCTTCTTCCTGAGCAATAAGTCCATCTAACTCATCAATAGTTTCTTGGACTTCTTCCTTAGTAATAGTCTGTTCTGCCGTATCTGGTTTACTTGTTACACCAGTTTTGCTGTCAAGGAACTCATAATCAGTTTTTTTATCCTTAGTAAAAAGAGATTTCTTTTCCTCTTCTTCTTCTGGTAGCATCACGTTTTCTGCCCCAGGCATTCCAAATAATTCATCCAAGTTTACATCTACTTGTGATACAGTAGTGTTTTCTTGAGTTGTTTGTTCTTCAGTATTCATATGTTGGTCTTTATGTTACTATAAATAATATAACTATTTTAATGCAAATAAACTTCTAAAATTTAGATTTGTTTAATTTTATTTTTTCATTTTTGGCATTATATGGCTAAGTGTTATTTCTTGTTATCAGATTTTCCTTTAACATCATATTTATTTTTGTTTTCTCTGGCCACTTGTAATTGTTTATCAGCAATATTTTGTTGAACCATAAGTTTTTCTCTCTCTAATTCTGCTTTCTGATTATTACTAGAAGTCCTATTAGCTTCTTTTTGTCTTTCAAGACTCATTTGACTAGTGAACTGTTCTGAGTTTTGTATATCTCTTAGAGTATCATTGTAATCAGATTGTTGATTTTGATTAATATCTTGTGTAGCACCAAATCCAGCAGACCTAATTTCAGCAACAAGAATATCTCTCTGTCTATCTTTTTCTCCTCTAATGTCTTCTGAATCTCTTTTAAGTTTTTCATCTTCCGCTCTTGCTTTTAATGCTTGATCTTGCATATCTTGTTGATGTTTCATTTCTGCATCTTTCTGTGCTTTAATTTTTTGCTCAGAATCTTTAAGTACACTATTCAATTCAGATATACTTTCTGACTGCATTAATTTTCCTAAGTCATATATTGAAGCTCCTGTAGTGTTATTAGATATTGCCATGTTTTTCAATTGGTCTAATACTGCTCTATAGTTAGCTTTAGTAGTTGCAAATATATTAAGATCTCTCATTAATAAATCTGTACCATTAATCTGAAAGTTTACTTTTTCATCTGCAGAAGTCATATATGATAACCTAGCAGAAGGTTTAGTAGATTGATAAAACTGTGCAAGATCTGTTCTCATCTGATGTACTCTTGGCATTAAGTAATCTGAGTGTTGTATGAAGTACATTTCTGTTTGAGCATAAGATGATCCAACTGCTTGTTCTACACCTGTTGCAGTTTGTTGAGATAATTGCTGACCCATTCTTTGTGGATTAATACCTATAACTTCATATGCTTGTTGTTTCATATATGTAGCTAATTGTATTCTTGACATTAACCTATTAGTTTGTTCTAGGTCTAATTTCTGAAAGTGTTGAAAGTTAAGAGCATTCTCTGTATTAGTAATACTGGTATCTAAAGGAAGCATCTGAAAATTCTTCATTGCTACATAAGCTTTAGCTAAATTGTTTTTACCCCAGTCTTCACCCATAGAATGTCTTGGTAATGCATTCTGATCTAATAAGATAACTGTACCTAACTCATCTACTAAAATATCTGCTATTTGGTTATTAACAATATTATATCCTATCTGGAAAGGTTTCATTAAATCTATTAATGCAGTTGACTTAGTATTTCTATCTGAGAATACTGCACCTTCTACTGGTAGTTTACATCCATATAAACTATTATCACCTTTAAATTGAAATCTAAGTGGTCCTATGTTTTGTTTATCAACACCAATATATATAGGAGTAAATCCACCAGGGTTATTCATACCCCAGAAAGAAGGAATGTTTGGTCCAACTTTAATACCACCCCATACCTCATTAATCCAAATCCAGTCTATATGCTCACCATATACAATATTGTCTTTAGTTTTATTTTTAAAGAGTCTTGTATCATATATAGGCATATCTGTTACTTTATAGTCTTCAGTAATAATTTCTGTAATTACTTCACCTGAGTCAGTAACTTTAGTTAAGTGACCTACTTTTCTTTGAGATTTCCAATATGCTGTAGTACAACGTAATAGATATGCAGTACCTTGATCATAATAATCTTCTCCTTCTCTAAGTATGTAATTAACAATATCTCCTCCGTTGAATATACTATTAGCTGCTGCAGTAGAGTATTGTCTGAATCCTAATGAAGGCATGTTAGTATTCCACTCATGTGATTTAGTTGCATCATAAAATGATCCGTCATTCTGAGTACCACCAATGTTATATCCTGCAGATCTGATAGGATAGATAGCTTCTAGTGATGCCATCTGATCTTCATTCATCATATATCCATACTTGTCAATAACATCTGCTACAGTTAACATGTCAGTTTTACCAACCCAGTTAGATTGTGATATATATCTTGCATCAGGAGACTTGTGATAGAATGTTAGTACAGGATTCCATAATTCTACATCATAATCATCTTCCATCATTCTCATATGCCAGAACTCTCTGTCTGTAATAAGCATATCTCTGAATCCTCTTTCTTCTAACTCATCCATTCTGAATCTTTCAGTATCAACTTCATGTTGATGAGAAGCCCATTGCTCTACTATAGATCTGTAATCTTTTTTAAAGAATTGTTCTATTTCAGGTAATGTTTTAAGTTTTTCTGGATTTAATTGTTCTTGTGCTTCTGGAGATTCTGGATTAAGACCTTGTTCTACTAATGCAGATGTTATCTTCATCTGTGCATCTTGCATTAATGTGTCTTCTACCATTTGTCTTTTTTGCTCCATCATATCATTATATGATCCTTCATCAACAGCACGGTATGTTAATTTACTTGATCTTTTAGCAAACTCAGCTACAAGAACATTAATTACATTGGGTATAATTGGGTAAAATTTAAGTTCAAGTGCAGAAGAATCTTCTTTAGTAAGAGTTTCAATTATATCTCTATAATCATTATCTTCCTCTACAATATAATCAGACTTATCAATAACACCTTTAGCTAACTTATAATTTTTCATTAACCTACGGGCATTTCTCTTAATCTGTTTAAGACCATTCCACTCTAACCAGTCAAGATTCCAAGCTGCCCACTTATCATCTTTTTCTGCTTTAGGAATAAACTGTAAAGGTTGAGTTATACTACCTAACCTGTTGTGTTCTGTCTTTGCTCCTTTTTTTAACTGTAGTGCATTATATACTTGCATATTCTTTTATTTTAAATTTTTAAATGGTGATCTGTTAAATTTTTGATTTTCACCTAATCCACTTCTACCCATATGTCTAAAAGGACTACTCTTTAAGGTATACAAATTTTTTGAATTTTCCAATTTTTTACTTGCTTCATCTCTCACAATTCTTTTTGTGTAACCCATATTAGCTTGTTGGATTTTAAGAAATGAAACTAATGCAGAAAAAGCTACTAATCTATCCACGTTGAGTCCATCTTGATAAGCCTGCATTTCTTTCATTAACATTATATCCGGTATTCTTTCTACACCATAATGTATTTTTACAGTAGTACCATCATCTTTCTGTATATGATCTATCTCTTCAGTTAAGAAATCTTGAGTATAACTGATCATATGGTTTTTAAATAATACCCCTGTATTTCTCCATCCGTATTCTTGGAATACATTTGCATTAGAACCTAAATCTTTTAAGAATACTATTTTGTTTCTTGGTACAAGATATCTTTGTTTCTTTCTTGATATCATGTGATTTATAAATTGAGATATGTTATTCTCTACTATAGTCCATGCATTATACCATTCTATTATTAATTCTAGTCTCTCATGTGTTTTATTAATATCATCAAATCTTCCGCACCATGCTGCTACAATTTTATCTCTTTCTATAAATGTCTCAGCCTCACCATTAGTAACCTTAGTTACTTCAACTGGAGCTTTCATTATATATATGGAACATAGTGAGTCTGAGGTAGTTGTCTTTCCTTCTGCAACAGGGTCAATACTACCATAGTACATACCAAATGTAGGATCTGGTACTGGTCTTTCCCATACTACTAATGTACCTGTTTTATCTTCTGTCTTCTTAGATATAGGAAACTCAGCTATTGGTAATTTATTAGTAGCTTTTACTTTTACTTTACCGGTTTCATCTCTAGATATATCAAGAAACTCTGAAGAGTATTCTTTTTCTTCTATTCTTTTTATCTGAGCATTTACAAGATGTGGTGGAAACTTAGCCTCTTTTCTAAATGCAAATGCCTCTTCTATATTTCTTGGATGCTGAGATACCTCAAGTTGATAATCTTTAGGTTCTTTATTTTTCTTAATTTCCTCAAAGTATTCATCTAAAGCAATTAATGCTTCTTGGACAAGTGAATTACCATAGTCATCTATATATGGTGGCATAGACCATTGTTCCGGTATAAACAATCCTGATTCTCCCCATGTATTATCTTTATCAATTAGATTAGTTTTAACTGGGTATATATCATTACTAATTGGATCAAGTATCATTTTCTTTAAAGGACCACATTGATCAAGATCCCCTACTGATCCTGCAGCAATAAATAATCCTGTAGTAATCATACCAGACTTAAGTGCTGGCTTGATATATCCAAAGGTTGTATCCATCTTGGGAGCAATTCCTGCTTCCTCATGAAAGAAGAACTTAACTGGACCCCCTACACCATTTGTTGGATCTTTCTCAAAAGACATACCTTGCATAGTACCTTTAAGTCCTATTTCAGCTTTTCTATCACCTTTTCTTATTTCAATTTTTTGTTGCCACATCATTATTTTGTCTGGAGACATAGGTCTATACCATGCAGTATGTTCATTTAAGAATGCTGCATACTCAGATAAAAATTTCCATGTACCTTTCTCATTGATATAATCTTTAAGTGAGGCACCCATTTTTAATGTAACCCCTGCTTCAAACCATAACTGATTAATGAGTTTACCTGCATGAAAGTATGAACTAGCTATCTGTCTTTTTTTAAGAATAGCTACGTGCATATAGTTTATCTCTGCAAGTATCTCATATAAGGCCATATGATATTGTGCATCTCTTATCTTAGCAAATCCAAACTTTTGCTCCTCCTTATCAAAGATTGGTAAGAAGTTTAACCACATATAATAATCTCTTGTAAGGAACCAGATTTTAGTTCCTGATTTAATTATTACACCTAATCTGCATTTAGCTTTTTGGTCTTCCCAATAGTTAATAAAATCTTTAGATTTAAATGGAGCTACACAATATACTTTATCTATATTGAATTTTGTTGATTCAGATATAAATACTTTATTACTAACATCATCAAACTCATATTCACCTGGCTCTTTAAATAATGCAAACACAAACTCACCAAATTCTTTTCTTGTACTAAAAGATGTAGTAGTCCATGTTCCATTATCCCAAGTGGGAATATCCGTGTACATATTTTCCATAACTACTTGATTTTAAGAATCATAAGATAAACCAATTCCTCCGCGTACTTTACTAGATTGTTCTTCCTGTAAATCTTTATATACTCCTTTAAAAGAAGCTCTAATAAGATCAAAGTTCTTTGCTGCAGCAACTAATGAATTTATATTACCATCTCTTCCTGCAGTAATTGGAGTAGTCTCCATATATCTAGCTAATCTATCTAACATAGATGCCATACCTTTATATGCTCTATATGTAGGAGTCTCATATAATCTTTGGCAAAATACTAATGCTTGATATATTGTTTTATCCTCAATAGAAAATTCAGCTTTTATCTCAGTTAGAATTAAATCTTCTTTATCTATCTCTGGTGTGTGAAAGAATGGATTCATATCAGGATTAGGACATGTCATATAAAACAAGTACTGATATATCTTAATGTAGTTTTCTGGATATTCATCCATAACATCCTTAAGTGCATGTAAAGTATAACAATGTTCAGTTGGTATTACTACATTATTCTGTACATCAAATAGTTTTATTAACATCTTTATAATGATTTAATTATAGCAATTACTTCTTCTTTTAAATATGGTATCTCCATTGGTATTACTTGTTTAATTTCCGGATCTCCTTGATCAGTATATTTAGTAATAGGATATCCCCATTCATCTACTCCATCTAAGTCAAATGTAACATGATGTATAAACAATTTACCCGGTTTTAATTTTGGGTTATGCTTCAACATAATATACATATATATACTTAATTGTAGTGCATAGTGGTTAAAATTACAATCATCCAAATGTGATACAGGTTCCTGTAATTTGTCACTAATCCCATCCCAATCCTTATATGATTCAACATCAATCTTCTTATTTGTCTTGTAATCAATGATATTTATCCTATCATTTACTACTTCTACTAAATCTGATTGACCACATATACCTGCAGACTTTAAATAAACCATATGTTCAGGATATACACCTTGTTCTAATTTCTGAGAAGGAGCATACTTTAAATTGTTTACTTCAGGTACTGGAGTTATTATTGGTATTATCACACCATCTACTTCCAATGAAGATAGACTGCATAGATCTGATTCTCTTTGATTATGATAAAAGGTTCCTAATGATGTAGCTCTTAGTGCTTCACTATCCCAGATTTCAATTATCTTTTCTGGTGCTATACCAAACCATTTTGATTTTTTTTGTTTAGAGCATTTAGCAGCTACTTTAACTTTATCAAATGGCTTTTTTAATTTTGATATAAGACTTGTTACACTAGTCCATTTGATAGATTCTTCACCTTCTATACTAGTATAACTATGATCATCTGCTTTAAATACTATACTCATAATTGTGCATTTTCTATAATTGTATCAGCTAAAATAATTGATGCTTCATCATTTGATGTCAACATACTTTTAATATTATTAACTTCTTCTTGAGTAAATTTATCTTCTAATCTAAGTATACTCAATGATAAAAACTTATTTTGAAGTTCTAATTTTTCTATTCTATTTAATAATACCTCTGTTGGAGTATAAACATTTTTATTATTACTTGTTATTTGATCCCATATACCACCAGCAGTTACAGTACCAACACTACCAATATGATTAAGTCCATATAAACCTTGTGCTGTTAAATCTTCTCCAATTGTCATAATTATAATTTTTCTAGTTTATCTTCATCTTCTTCTGTGATAACCGCCTTCCATCTTAAGTCTGGACAGTCTGATGATAATGATCTTGTTTTAAATGTAAGTGAACATCCACATAAATTACAACATGGTTGCGTCCCTGGCATTACACATGATGAACCTTTAGTATCTTTTCTTACACACACATTACATAACTCCATTCTGTCTGCTGCAATCTTTTCTACAAAGGCATCTCTTATTACAGAGTTCTTAATACCCTCCATAATCTGTTTTCTATTGTTCCAAATTTCCTTTAGCTTTACCATCTGCTTTATCCTTTAAAAATTTATCTTTAATTTCTTTATCTGCTTTTAGCATTTTATCTGCTTTCTCTAATAATATAACTTTAGCCTCTATTCTTTTCTTATAGTTATAATTGGCCATAGTATCAGTATTTAGTGTTTCAATACTATTATGATACTTGTCCAAGAGTGCAGTAACTAATCTAGGTTTAATTGACATGATTCCTAAACCATCTAAGTTTATTCTGATATGATTTAACTCAGTTAAGTTTTTTCTTATCTCTTTATAGTAGAAAGTCATGAAATTATCTACAAGTGTTTCTGAGACATTTAAATCTTCAGCAACTTGTTTATATAATATATTAGGTTTTTTTGGAATCATCTTCCTAGAAATTTATAATCTAATAATATATCTCCTTCTGTTTGTACTTGCAAGGTAGGATTTAATCTGATAAGTTTTTTATCTACATCATCTTTAATTACTAACATTGTCTTCATTGCTTTATTAACCGCATTTCTAACTGTTTGTGGAGACTTAAATATCATCTGTTCATCAGAAGAAGCATCATAACAAAAATGAGTTAATTCAATAGGTCCTGACATGCTCAATAATGTTAAACAGTTTAAGTCAGAATCACTCACCACTATATGATTAATATAGCAGTGAGATAATATCTGAAATTTAACAATTTCCCATTTAGGCATTACAGCACGTTTCTGTACTTGATTTACTAATGCCATAAGTTCTTATTGAGTTTTAAGTTTTCTTTCTTGTTCTGGTGATGGTGCATCAATTTCTTCTTCACCTTCAGTAGGTGGGTTCATCATCATTGCAAGTTGATAGTTAATACTTGTTCTTTTGAATCTAGCCTCATCAATTTCACATAGTACTTTTTCATACTCTAGTTGTGCTGTTAAATAAGGAATTGATTCTGTGTAAAATTTAAGCATATCAGCCTTTCTTTCTGCTAATTCTTCTGCTGTTAACTCTACTTCTTGCTCTTGTTGGTTTACATTTTCCATTGTACTTGTTTTTAAATTAAACTTTTATTTATGCATTTTTATATAAAACATTATTAAATAAGTCATGCTCATCTTTACTTATTTCTTTCCAGTTAAGTAATGAACGTACTGGAGCAGTATTTCTCATTTGTGACATTACAATAAAAGGATGAATTGTATTTACACTTTCTATTGTTTCATCAGCAAGTTCACAGACCATCCAGTAAAATTTTTCATTTTCCATTATATATATTTTTAAAGTTTATACAAATATACAAAATAAGTTTAAACTTCTAGTATTTAAAATAAAAAACTCAGGTACGTTAATTACCTGAGTTCTAAATTATAGATGCGTAGTTATTATCTATTTTTAATTGTAAAGTTTAATATAGTCAACATGTAAAAGCTTCTATCAATATCAAATTCAATGGTAAATAAGTCTAAAGCTCCAAGACGGATTCTTACACAGGCTTTATCCCATTGTTTATTCTTTATTTTCCAGGCATTTCTTAATTTCATACTGCTACTATATCTTTAGATTCAATTAATGTGTAAGAGAATTTGTTACCATGTATTTTTGCTGCTATTCTACAGATCTTCATGAACTCATCAAAGTCTTTTACTCTTTTAAATACTTGACATCCTTCTGACCAGTTCTCTACCCATGTAGAATCTTGACCTGCTTTGTGGATATTAATACCAAACATGCCATTATCTCTTATTACTTCATCAAAGGTCATGTCTTTATTATTATCTCTAAAGATTGCTACAGTACCATTTCTTTGACATAGGGCTTCATATTTACCTTGATGCTTATCAATAGACCATACACCTCTGTATTGTCCAGGAATAAGTCTTGCTACACCTTTAGGATTATGATACTGCATTACACCTTTTTTACCTGGTTCAGTTGTATTCATCCATTCATGGTATTGCCATATACCTTTATCATCTTTATATGATATTGTGATAATATCATCAAATACATTAGTAACTTTTCTACCAGTAGCACTATTACGTACTCCTACTATATTAACATCATAACTTTTGTTTGCTGCATCCTCAAACCACTTGTAGCCTTTAGAGTTAACTGCATTTCTTATTTGACTTAATATCATAACTTATTATTTATTGGTTAAACCTGATTATAAAAATACAAATTTAAATTACAATTTCATAAAAGAAATTCTTTTTACACCAATCATGTAAATCTTGTGGTGTAAAGTTATATACTTTCTCTATACAATATATCCATGCAATATACTCTGAACAGTATAAACTTTCATATTTTTTCTTTCTCCACCTGCCTGTAAGTAATTGAAAAGGTTTCTTCATAATAATTTCTTCAAAACTATATGCTGAACAACCTACTCTGGAGAGTGCTCTTTGAGCAAATGTTTTCTCATTAGTAACTGTACTTGATCTATGTATTATAATATCATATTCATATTCAAGTAACCAGTCTGCCCATGCTCTTAAATTTACACCATCTTTTTGTGCATCTAAGACATAGGGTTCTCCCCATACTTCTATGAACACTGCAGAATGTGTAAATTTTGATTTAGTAAATTTCTTAACTAATTTACTATTTAAATTTTTTCCACTACAATGTAATATATCTCCCGTTTTTAAAAATGTGGGATTCATTTTACATTTTTAAGTTGAATAGTAATTAGTTTACCAACTGTATCAGATAATTCACCAATTTTAGCAGCCATATTCTTAATCTCTTGTTGAGTTGTTTCTGTGATCAACTGATATTTAAGTCTATGTTCTTGTTCAAGTAATTCTATTTTACCTTTTAATCTACCCTCCTCTTCTGTGTGAGATTGATCATTAGTTTTAAGAACTGCTACATCTGCTATTATTGATGTGTGTGTTGTCTTTAAAAAGTATCCTATAAGTGTAATAATAAAACCTATACAGAATAAACCTATTGTAAGTATTTGATCCATAATAATAAAAATAAAAAATAATATATATTCTAATATAGTTATATTTTACTAGATACAGCGCACTTTTTTAAAATTATTTTGCTGGTTCTATGGTTAACTGTGATAATGTGGCAGTTACAGTTCCAGCTAATATTAAGTATCCACTAGCTGATACCAATATTGCAGGTAATGCTACTGGAGAAGCAATAATTATTCCTCCTATTGTTCCTGCTATAATACCAATTTTTTGCATTTTTTTCCAAAATGTTGGAGTTTTAGCATTCCATCTTTTTTTTAAATTTTTCATAATCTTATTTTTTAATGTATAAATCTGCTTCTTTTTTTCTTCTTTTTAATAATCCAGGAAGTATTTTATTTCCACTAGATACATAATGGTTTATCCACCAATCATGTATAACTGCATCTGTAGCTTTTTTATTTATTAAACCAAATAAATCTTTTGAGCTACCACAATTCCAGCAAAATGATACTAGTGCATCAAATTGATTTTGGTTTAAAGTAACCTTTATATTCCTATCTACAGTAGCTTCATACTTAGGAAGTAACTCTATAAATAATTCATTAGCTCTTTCTTGAGTAATTTTATCACCCAATTTAAACTTGCTACCATCCTTTCTAGATGTATTTCCATACCCAATAGTTATTGGTAATCCACCAGTTCCAGGATCAACATAAGCTTTTAACTTACATCCTTCAAATCCCTTAATTAGGTCTATGCCTTGTTGTGAAGTTTTCATCTTTTAAATTGATTTTATGAATATAATGTACATGCAAATCTAATTCCAGTAGCAGTTCCAGTTGGTGTTGCAGGCATTGTTGTTATATTTGATGTATTAGATATTCCAAATATAGCATCAGAAATACCTACATCATATATAGTTCTCCAACTAATTCCATCTGCATAATATCCTACAACAAGATTTTCTCCAACTGCTAGCTTTAATGTTTGTCCTGCTTCTGCTGTAAGTAAGATTTCATTTGCACCTGTACTACAAGTTAAAGACCCTTGGCCTATTAAAGTCATTGTACCTGTCAAAGTTCCTCTGTAAATACCAAATCTAACTAAATCTGAACCTGAAAAACCCCATAGTTTTACTTTGGATATAGTTCCTGTAACAGTACTTATTGTTTGATAATAGTACTGAGTAGATGCCGCTGTTGGTGCAGTGTCTGCAGAAGATACATCTTGAGGTGAAAATGCAACAGCATCACTACTAAATATTTCTAATACCACACCTTCTGAATTTTTATAATGATTCAACTTATCTGTTAAATCATAAAAATAAGTAGAGTTGGCTACAGATGCCCAGTCAGCTGAACTATTTGTTACTTTAGTATATTGTATTCCTGTTTGTTGGTTATTTATTATTAACCCACTTGGAGTATGTACAGCCATTTTTTTAAATATTAGTCAATTAATATTTCTATTTCACTTACTTCTATACCAAATGTTATAGCCATTTTTACTCTGAATCCTAAATAATAAAGATATGTAGTAGCATCAGTATAACTTAAACCTGTTGGTACTTCATCTTTAACTAGGTCATACAAAGCATTTGTTTCTTCTTCTGTAACAGGATATAAGTTAGATGAAATAACTTGACCTTCTTCAGATACATATTGAAACATATACATTGAATCAAATGTACTTGCTAATTGTTGATTGCAAGAAGTTAAAATACCTTCTACTATTCCTGTTTCTTGTCCTGCTATTCCACTATTATAAGTTACAGGTACTAATGTTTTTAATTTCATATTTTTTTATTTTTTATGCATAAATATTTTCTACGGTATCTATAGTAGCAAACCATTGTATATTAGTTGCTATCACCCCTGTAATTGTTATTAATAAACCACCAACATTTACACTTGTGTTTGCAGCTAAAGTAGGAG